TTACGCCAGAGGAATCGGGACGGTGAAGGCGATACGCCCCGCCGTCCGACTCGAGGTCGGCTGGTTCGCTTTCACCAGCCCGCCAGACTCGATGACCAACTGGAACAGCGACGAGGGTGATGGCGACGCGGAGACCATGGCGTGATACTCATGGTCTGGTCGCGCCCCCACTGGAAGGGTGAGAATCGTCTGCCCGTGCGACAACGCCCCAGACGACAATGACCAGTCGATCGTCCCCAGAAGCCATCCGTCCCTCGTGTACAGCTCGTTGTTCGAGAGCGTGACACTAGACCCAGCCACCGGCACGACCGAGCCGGGCGACGTCGCAGGTACCCATGTGATCACCCACCCGGACCCGTCGTACAGCTCGAGGGCATCGGCTGTGGTGTTGTACACCTTGAGCCCTTCGTACAGTTCGTCGCCGGAGATCGCGTCCCGTTCGGTCTCGGTGACCGGGCCACGATAGTTTCCGACCCGTCCGATCAGCTCGACCAGCTTGTTGAAGTCGGCCGCGGTCGACGGGGTGGTGTTGAAGACGCCGAGGCCGCGAGGCCCCCCGGATGCGGTGTATCCCATCGGGTTCTCCTATGTCTCGTACGTGACGCGAAGGCGCCCCGAGTTTCCGCCGTGCTGAGGATCTTGCGTACCCGGCCAGATGTTCCACCCGCCGAGGTCGAATCCGAGACCGCCCACGTTCGACTTGAGGTGGTCGATCAGGGATGTCGGGATCTCCGTCCACCCGGACGTTCCCGAGAGGGTGGACGTTGCGCTGATCGTCGGCGCGCCGGCAGGTTTCGACGCATACGGGTGCCGACCGAACGGGCGCGTTCCCGTCAGCCGCTCCGGGGGAGGCAGGTAGATCTCCGCCTTGATGATGTCCGCCGACGAGGGCACGGTGTCTCTGATTTTCGTCCCGTAGAACCATGCGCCGTAGTTGTTCGCGGAGGACCACACGTCGTTGATGCGCCACCCATACCCGGGCTGGTACGACCCCGAGTCGATCGCTGCGAAGGTCTTCGTGACCCGCTCTCCCGACCCGCCGGGCGCCGTCGGGACCTCCTGGGCTGACGGGCTCGTCGACTTCAGGCCGACGATATGGCACCCGTTGCCCCACATGAGCTTGACCTGGTCCGACGCCGAGAATGACGCACCGGAGTTGTACGTTGCCTGCACCTCGCCGACATCCGTCGACACTGTGGCGATACCGGAGCTCGTCGAGACAATCTCCCCGTCAGCGGGCTTCGGGACCGTCGGTCCGAGCATGTACGCGACACCATCGATCACGGCGACCCACACGGTCTCGTTGATCTCGGGACGGTAGGAGGTCGTCGAGTGTGCTGGCACCCGTCCGCCATCAAAGTCGACCACAGCGCGGAGACCGTCGAGCCCCCGATACTGCCCTGCGAGCAGTTGCACCTTCGACTTGCCGTCGAATAGCGCAAGCGTCACGTCGGCGTCGTCAGCCATTCAGGCCTCCCCAGCGATCTCGACCGTCAGGTCTTGCGTGCGTGCCATGCCACGGTTGATCGTCGCGACCCTGCCCAGCAGGGTCCGATTCGGGCGTTCGATCGTGACCACGTCACCTCGTTCTCGAAGCGGATTGAACACCTCGGTCACCGGGAGGATCTGCGCGCGCGGTGTCGACACCTGCGACAGCGTTGACGCCGCCCACGCTCTCGCAAGCGCTTCCGTGTTAACCAGCTCGTTCTTCAGGTACAGAGTGCGCGCCCGAAACGGTGACACCGACCCGTCGGGGTTTCGGACACGAAGGGGTCCCTTGGTGACCTCGGCGACAGCCAGAACACCCTCCGCGTCATCGTCTATCGCGCGCACCACGACCCGGTTGTAGACGTCCTCGGCGGACATCATCGACCCGACGTGGACGAGCTCTTTCTCCCGAGTGAGCTCCGCGACGGGCTCCGGCCACGTATTCGGGCGGGCAGACAGCGCACCGTCCGCGGTCATGTGCGGTGCCGCGTCTAGGACGATGTCCAGCAGGTTGGTGATCGCCTCAAGCTTCTTCTCCGGGTGCATCACCGAACGAGGGATCGGCGCATCCGCGACCGTGCGGGACAACGGCAACCCGCTGACCCGCCCGATCTCGTCCCACACCGACAGAAGCGACTCCGGCGCTCGCGGAGCGTCGAACGTCTCCTTCGACGGCCCGTAGAGCAGCTCCCTCAGGTCAAGCTGCACCGTCGACCCCGTGGTGATCCACTCGCCACGAAACCGCATGATCTCGTCCCGCGCGTCGGGGACATCGACGATCTCGAACCACCCGTACTGGACGCGTTCCTCGAACGACCCGACGCGAATCACGCTGAACACCTGCAGCTGCGCACCGAACGGGGCGAGCGGGTCAGTGACCTCGGTGGGCGTCAGCGATGTCGCGAACTCGTCCGACCAGGTCACCGTGCACGATCCGGACTGCTGGATCTCCGCGTCCGCATCTTCATCGAACGACACGTCAGACAGGGGGATGTTTGCCTGTCGTCTATCGCCCGCGTAGTAGAGGTCGGCGGCCCAGACCGGGTCGAATGAGCCCGTGAGAACGCCAGCCACTTCCTGCGACCCGAACCGACTCATGTGGCCCTCCTATGCGGTTGCGAGGCCCGCCAGGGAATAGTCGCGGTCCTGGGCGGTGTAGGTCGCGTACGCGGCGTCGCGGTCGTCGTAGTCGGCGTACGCGGCGTCGAGGTCGTCGTATGTCAGCAGCGGCACCACGAGCCCGGGGTACGGCGGTTCTGCCTCATCGACGGTTGCAGCGACTCGCACCCACTCACCGCCGCGACGGATCGTCTTGTCCTGCACCGTCCATCCGTCGCTGGATGCGAAGAACGTGCGAGGCAACAGCACCGGCTCGCTCGTGCGAACACAGAGGATCCCGATCTGGTCTTCCTCGTAGTCACCGAGCATCGCTTCGAACCCAGCGATGTTCGCCATGCCGTCGATGTTGAGCACAAGGTCAGCGGCGACTATGCCGCGACGGCGTGACCCGAGACGTCTTCCGACGACGGCATCTTCCGCGTACACGAGCTCGCCGAGTGTGGGGCGTTGCAACTGCTGGAGCGACGCGTCGTCCATCTCCACGAGGATCCCCCGCGCGGGATCGAGCGGGTTATGGATCCATGTTCCTTCGACGTCGAGGGTGATGCTCTCCGGGTCGGTGTACCCAAGCTCTGCGTCGCCTGCGTCGTACTGCATGGCCCGGTATGTTGCGCTGCTCTGGAATGGGCATTCGAAGTCGAGGGCGGCGACGCCGGGTGCGATGTCTACACCACCGCGGACCAGCCATGTCCGGTTCTCCGCCTGACGGTAGATCCGCAGGCGGACGCAGTCCGGGTCGAGATCCCCTGGGTCGAAGAACACCTCGACCCAGGGGTTCCCGGTGACGTCCGGCGTCAGATTCGGTGCAGACAATGCGCTACCCCTTTCGGCGGCCGTTGGACAGCTTCACCTTGCGCTCCCGACCAGCCCGCTCAATGTGGATGTCGATGAGATCGCCGAGATTGACGCCATCACCCTTCTTGGTGACGATCACGGTGACCTCACCACCGCCGCTGTTGGCGCCCGCCTCGAACGCACGGTCGAGCCTGTTCTCATAGGAGGAGAGTGGCTCGACGACCTCGCGGCCACCGGGGTTGTCTCCGATGAGCGCCAGCGTTGGCCTGGAGGTGACGCCGCCCTGCGCCAGGCGAGGGAGACTGACGGTGGGGATCAGTGGCAGGGTGATTCCCACCGCTCCGGACACGTTATTGACCGCACCGATCATGCCGTTGATCAGATCGATGGCACCGTTTATTCCGGACTGGATCGCCCCAAGGACGCCGTTAAAGACGCCCCGCACAACGCTGGCGAGGCCACCCCACATGTTGTTCCAGGCGCTGCTGATCCAGTCGAGGCCATTGCCGATGCCATCCATGACCCAACCGATCGCGGTCTTGACGCCGCTCACGATGCCGTTCCAGATGCCGGTGACGACGCTCGAGATCGTGGACCAAACGGACTCCCAATTGGAGATCAGCCACACGAGACTGTTGACGAGCCACCCGACGAAACTGGTGTCCCAGAGGAACTTCAGTACCCCGATGAAGCCTTCCCACACCTCCCCGATCCAGGAAGCGAACCCCTCCCAGACGCCGTTCCACCATCCGATGAACCCGTCGATCACTTCGCCAATCCAGGCGATGAATCCGCCCCAGATCTCGCTGATCCATGCCACGACCGTGTCCCAGTTCAGGACGAGCAGGACGATCGCTGCGATGAGCGCGACGATCGCGATGATGATCCAGGTGATCGGGTTGGCGAGAAGCGCAGTGTTCATCGCCCACGTGGCGATCGTCACGCCGACGAACGCGAGAGTCAGTACGCCGAGTACAAGCGCGAAAGCTTGAACGGCCCACTGGTTCTCGGAGATCCAAGAACCGAACTGCTCGATGTACGGCATCACGAAAGCCAGGCCCTCGCCGACACTGTCGAACACCGCCGTCGCAAGCGGCTCGAGCGCGACCATGAGGGTGTTGACGGTCTGGGTCCACTGCTCGCCGAAGCTCTTCGTGTCCTCCGCGACGCCGAGGATGGTGTCACCAGTGGCGCCGGTGGCCGACATCAGATCCTCGACGTTCAAGACGCCGGACTGCAGGGCTCCGACGAACTGAGACGCACCGCGCGTGCCGAACACCTGACCTGCTAGGTCGAGCGCGGACGCTTCGTCTCCGGCGTCGATGAAGCCCTGTAGCTCGCCGATGACGCGCTCGTATGCCTCCGCCGGCTGCTCGCCATCCTTCGCGAGATTCACGAGGCTGCGGGACATCGACGACATGATCTGAGTCGAGTTGAGACCCGCCTTGTCGAAAGTACCAACGAGCGAAATCGCGTCCTCGAAACCGAACCCGAGCGCCTGCAGCGCGGGGGCGTTGGCCTGCGCGCCCGCGGCGAGCTCGTTCAGGCCGACACCGGTGGCCTGCGACACCTGAAACAGTGTGTCCATCGCTCCTGCGACGTCCTCACCCTCGATCTTGAAGGCGTTGAACGCTGCCGACGTCTGCGAGATGTCGACATCCTCGCCAAGCATCCGCGAGGCTTCGAGAACCTGTGACGCGACTGTCTCGAGGTCGTCCCCGGTCAGTCCTAGCCGCGTGTTCAGGTCGGCGACGGTGTTGCCGACATCCTCGAAGTTTGCCGGCACCTCTTTGCCTACTGCCTGAGCACTGTCGACGAGACCGTCCAGCGCGGCGCCCGTTGCGCCGGTGCCGGTCCGGATAGTGTCCTCGACCTTGTCGAAGGTCTCCCCGATGGCGAACAGGCCGGCGGCGGCGCCGATCCCCGCCGCGGCGATCCCAGCCGCAGCGACCCCAGCCCCCTTGCCGAACTTGCCGAGCTTCGAGTCAGCGTCCTTTGTGTCCGCGAGAACCTTGATCAGGTAGTCGACCGACGTAGTCATCGCTACCCCCTCCTGCGCGGGCGCGCGGCACGATGTGCCCGCTTCCGATTCGCTCTCTTGGATTCCTCAGCGGCCTTGTCGCACTGCATCGCGATGCCCTCCCAGTGGTGGTACTCGATCTGATCGAGCAGCACGGGAAGGGTGTATCCGGGCCAGAAGTGCGCGATGTTCAGGAAGCGCCGAGTGATCTGTTCCTCCAGCAGAGGTTCAGACGCCTCCAGCGGGTGATTCAGTCGCCCCGGGGCGGCCACTCCTCCGCCGCGGTTCCGTCGTCCGCTTCGGAATCGGGCAGGGGCGGCTGGGGAGGGTCCACGGGTTCGCTCGAGGCGTCACCCGCCCTCTCGTCGTCCTTGGTGGCGTGAGTGCTCCACGGCCACTCCGACATCGGGGTCTCCATGAGGAAGTCCCACGTCACCGGGCGTCCTGCGACCGCCACGGTCAGATACGCCGCGAGAAGAGCGCCGAGGAAGTCGGACTCTTGCACGGCGTCGCGGATCTGCGAGAGCTGCTTGTATTCGGTCTCGCGCTGCAGCCGGATGATCGCTGACGGGGGTGCCGTGTCGAGCCCCTTCAGGATGTGCGGCGTATTCGTCTCATCGTCATCGAACGTGAGGTAGGGCACTGGGGACTCTCCTATTTGGTCTTGGCCGCCTCGGCGACGGCCGCTTCGATCGCTGCCTCGATGCGGTTCCGCATCAGGTCACGGACTTCGTTTGTGGCGGGCTCAAAGAAGTAGGGATGACCGGACTGGTCTACCCACTCGGACGACCCGAACACGGGATGCCGGAACGTGGTTGCCTGCATGATGCGGGCAAGGTTGTACCCCCCGACCTTGGGTCCGGTGGTTTTGACGTCGATTCCTTGCCTGGTCTTCCCTGCGACGATGCGGGTCTTCAGCCCCTGCGCGATCCGATCACGCAGACCCGTGGAAGACCCGCCGCCCTCCCGAAGCTTGCGCTTCTGCGCCTGCGTTATCTCGTCACCCGACTGGCGCAGTTCACGGCGCAGCCGGGTGACGAGCTTCGGGTTGATCTCCTTCAGCGAGGAGAGCAGGCCGCGAAGATCAGGCTGCTCGATGTCGAACGAGATGTCCCCGTTCTTCGTCATCGGTCAGAGCGCCGAGTCGGCGGTGCGCACGGCGATGTAGAGCGCGTGCGCGGCGACGAGCCCGTCGAATCCGGTGAACTCAAGCGACTGAGTGATCACGTCGCCGCCGTTCGCCTTCGGTAGTTCACCCTCGAAGCGGATGTCGGGGATCACGACCTGCAGCACCGGCGGGTTGCCCGAAGTGATGTCGGTCGGCCCCTCGAACGTCGCGACGAGCGCCATCGAAGTCTGATTCTCGACAGCGTCGCGGAATGTCGTCGAGTCGTACTCAGCCGTCAGTGACCCGCTCACGGACGCGAGCCCCACGGCAGGTCGACGGGAACGCTTGCCAGCCCCGCCGATGTTGTACCCCTCGCCGTCGTGCCCCTGGTCGACGCTGATCGAGAAGTCCCGGACGTTGGCGACCGCGGTGCCACCAGACGCGAGAGCGGTCGACGTCGGAACCGTCACGCTCCCACCGACCACAAGGTCGGCATGCACGAAGCTGAACAGCTCAGTCGCCGGGTAGGACGGCGTCGCGTACTCGACGTCGGTGACGATCTCCCGGCCAGTCCACGACGAGGAGAGGGTCAGGATCTCGCTGCTCCCCATCGAGATCTCGAACGCCGAGCAGACGGCGCCGTGCACCGTGTAGGCGTCGATCGTGTCGGCGCCAAGCCGCGGAATGCCCTTCTGGATCGTCAGCGACGGCTGGTAGTCGGTCTTCGTGAGCGTGAAGAGCTGCTGGTAGAGGTCGGTCTCCACCTCCGCGGATGCACCGACGCCGAGCATCGCTTCGAACATGAAGCCGAGCCCCCGGGTCGGCACCTCGAGCCCGATGTCGCCGACCGCGCCGTCGCGTGTGAGCACGCGCCGACCGGACCGCGCGACGCGGGACCCGGGACGTAGGCCCTCCCCCTGCACGAACGTGCGCTCGAAGTCGAGCGACTCCTCGGTAAACTCGAGGAACCGGTCCACAACCACGGGCGTGCCGTAGGCCGTCTCCTTCTTGGCCCCGATGGAGCAGTCGAGCTGAGTGGTCATGATGCCTCCTCGTCGGCCGCGTCCGCGGCGATCGGTTCGCCGTTCAGAGCGGCGATGATGTCGGGCTTCTTCTTGCTGGTGAGCGCAACGCCGCGACGCCGCGCGATCGTCTCCAGCTCGGAGGCGGTGAGTGCGTCCCAGCCGCCGGCGACCGCGTAGAGGTCCGCCTGATCGAGCAGAGCAGCTGCTTCTTCGAAGGTGACATCGAACGGCTCCCCCGGCTTCGGTGCACCGAGCACCCCGGGGATCTCGAGCGCTCCGAGCGGTGACTTGTGGATGAGCGTGGTCATCTCGGGCTCCTTACCCTGTGATGCGGATCTTGGCTTCGAACACGACGGCCGCCGCCGCCACGTGCCCGGCTTGCTTCACGAACGGTTGCGCGTCCGCGGTCTCGACGATCACGTCGGTGAGCACGCACGACAGCGCGACGCCGCCGAGTGGTCGGCGTTCCATGCGCACGCTCTGCTCGAGCTCGCCGAGCCGGTCGTAGAGGTATTCCTCGGCCTCACGTGCGGCATCGACCTCGCCACGTACCAGTACCCACCACATCGACTCGATGCGCACGGTCTCGTTCCGTGACCGGTTGGGCCCGTACGGGCCTTGCTCCTGTCGGGAGTCGCCGCCGTACCACTCGACGTACTTGTCGGGCTTGCGGCGGGCGGTTCCCCACACCTGCTCGAACTCCGGGTTGTCGGTCTCGAACAGCGTCTTGGCGTGGTCGTAGAGTGCCTTCTTCACCGCATAGATGCTCACGCGGTCGCGGATGCCCGACATCAGGCAATCCCCGGCATTCTGAAGTTCGACGCGCACAGCTCGATCACGCGTTTCGGCACGGCGAATCCCGATGGAGTCGTCCCCATGGGTCGCTCTCCGTAGTGAACGGGTTCGCCGCTGAGGACTTGCTGCCCGATTTGCCAGAGGTGCCGGACGAGCTCGCGCGTGGCGAGCTGGATGTTCGGCGGCACCTCGCTGGTGCCGGTCTTGTAGGTGACCTTCACGACCTGTCGGCCCGGTGCGAAGCGCTCGTTGTTCTTGCCGCGGTAGACGATCATCGACCGTTCGTTCACGACGCATCCCGAAACTTCGGTCCCGTCGACCTCGACCGAGATGAGTTCGCTCGGGCGCTGCGAAAGCGCCACCCCGATCTTGCCGCCGTCATGGAACTCCGTGCGGCTCGAGACGAGCACGGCACCCACTAGGTCTTCGATGACGGGTGTGGCCGCTGCGATGTAGAGCCGAAGGCTCTCACCGTTCGGGCTGTTCCTGTCCGTCTCCCGCCACTGCAACGCGGCGACGGCGTCCTCGAAGCTGATGAGAAATCGTGGGTCCGCAGGCCACACATCGACGACATCGGTGTACCTCACGCTGGTGTCGCGCCACGTCAGCAGGTACCTGCCCGGGATGTCCCCCTCGAATGTTGCGGAGTAGGTCCCATCGTTGCTCGTGGGGGTCGGCGATTCTTCGGTTCCGTCGGGCTTTGTGACGGTGAGCGTTACCGAATGTGTCTCAGCCTCGGGTGGGGACCATGACACGGTGACGGTGGATCCGAGGTCTATCGGCATGGTCAGCTCCCGTCTGGACGCTCGTAGTCCTCTTCACCCACCCATCGCGGCTTGCGATGCGTGGTCTTGATTCCCGTATGCACGTGGATCGGTACGCCCACCATCCGCGCGCGTGCGCAGAAAGACAGGTCTTCTCCGAGCAGTTGGCCAGTGGCGGGGTTGACCATGCGCTCGTACCAGCTGCCCGCGCCGAACTTCTCTGCCACGCGCTCGAAGACGCTGCGGTGGATGAGGACGAACGCGGAGCCTGTCGCGGCGACCTCTGCGAGCGTGTCGCGCGGATACTCACGCCAGGCCACAAATCCCGAGCGGCCGTCGCTGGCTTCATGCCACTGGTAAAGGGCCGGAACTACCTCCGTGCGGAACCCGCCCATCCCGTCAGGCTCCCGCTCCATCTGCGCGAAGCAGAGTCCGCCGACGACCGGACGCGACGTGGGGTCCGCGGACGCAAGAAGTTGGTCGAGCGCGTTTGCCTCGAATCCCATGTCGGTGTCGACCCACCACAGCCACTCGGCGTCTCCGGCGAGGAATGCTGCGGCCGTCTCGTTGCGCGCTGCGATGAGCCCGTTGGATCCGCAGCGTGTGGGGATCCATTGCATGAGCCTCTGCGGTCCGAGCATTTCAGCGCCGATGACATGCAGCATCGAGTGCATGAAGGACGCGTCGACCTGGGTCGGGTGCACCCATGCGGCGACGACGCTAGTCGCCACGCGTCACGTCGCCCTTCTTCACGCGTGGCTTCCGCGGAGTGCTCATCGTCTCGTCAGGGATCTCGCTGCCGCGCGCGTCAGCAGGGTCCGCGCTGAACATGTCGGGGTGCGTGGTAACGACCGGGTGGTCGGCATCCCAGCCTTCTCCACGGTTGATGCGGATCTTCTCGCCACCGCGGCCTGCGATCACTGCGCTGGTGGTGGCTACGACGATTGCCATCTCTTTGCCCTCCGTCGAAATCTGGATCAGGTGATGTCCTGTGGGGGCGAGGATCTCCTCGCCCCCACAGGGGCCGGCTCACTGGTTCTGGAGCAGGCGGAATGCGGTGTCGTCGATCGAGTCGGCACCGATCCGGGTGTGCGCGAACCATCCGCGCTGTCCGGTCGGGCGACCGTTCGTCGTGCCGAACAGGTGGGGCACGAACTCCACGGACATGCCGGCACGTTCGGCGATCAGGTACTTCCGGAAGTCGCCGACGACGATGAGGTTCGCCGCACCGGTCGATCCCGCGAAGTCCGGGATGTAGGACGACGTCTCCACGGGACGGCTGCGGAGACGTTCGAGCTGGCCGGTCAGGTCGACCGTGCGGGTGCCGTAGGCGTCTCCGAACGCAGCGACGTCTGACGCGGTCCCTTCGCCCATGACCCAGGTCGCGTTCGACTTCGCGCGGTCCGGAAGCACCTTCCAGACCTTCGTGATGTCCGCCGCGCCCAGTGCGCCGTCGGTGGTGACGACGACCTCGACGTTCGTGTTGGCGTCAAGCGCCGTCACGATGCCGGTCGGTGCGCCGGAGCCGGAACCGACCGCGAACGCCTGCGCCTCGAGCTCGTCGCGACCCTCTGCGAGGAGGCGCGACATCTCAGCGGCGAAGTTCGGGTAGTCCTGCCCGATCTCGATGGAGTACGGGATGAACCCGCGGGCCATGTGGGTGGGGACCTCCGGCTGCGCCAGCGTGGGCGAGTCGTCGGACACCTCGGTTCCCTCACCGTCGAACGACCACGAGACACCGGCCGAGCTGACGCCCTTCCACGTGTCGGTGGTGATCGTCTCGACGCGCGAGATCCGACGGAACGGGTTGAGCGACTGCTGTGCGGTGAGGATGATCGACGGGTCGATCAGTACCGGCACGCCGTAGCCGCCCGCAGAGGGCGTACCGCCGGCCATTGCACGCTGCTCGAACTCGCGGAACGCCGCCATCGCGCGTGCCTCTTCGGAGGTCCACGCCGGGGTCGCGGAGGTCATCGCCTTCGCGAACGCCGACCGGTAGGCGTCGTTCTCGGTGAGCAAGAGACGGCGGGCGATGATGTCACCGTCGGTGTCTCCGTTGTGGCGACGCAGGATCGCGTCGACCTGGTCGAGCTGCTCCGACCGCAGGCCCATTCCCTTCGACGCTTCCTCCATGCGCTTCAGCGCCTGGTCGCGAGCGTCACGGCGAGCGAGGTTGCGCACCTCGACCTCGGCGTTCTGGTCCGGCTTGCCGACCTGCACCGACGACCAGCGCGCGCGGGACTCGGCAACGCGGGTGGCGCGCTCCGCGCGCTCCTCTGCCTCCTTGATCTGACCGCGGAGCGCCTGCTCCTCGGTGTCGATCTGATCCCAGCGGGTCTGCTGCTCGTCGTTGAGGTCCGCCTTGTCAGCGGCCTCATGGATCTGACGCCGCTCTTCGTCCAGCTTGGTGAGCTGGGAGCGGAGCGTCTCAAGTTCGGGATCCATTTCCGGATCCTCCTTCCTGCGCATTGCGCATGTTGAACAGACGCACGCGCTGCGCGTGCGTGAGTCCACCCGAGTGGCGCTCCGCCGGCTCGTTGGTGGGTGGCCCCGCGGCTTCTTCCTCGTCGGCAGTGGCTTCGCCGGCTGCTCGCCCGGGGAGAGTGCGGGAGTTTCTGACGCGCTCGAGCTCGTCGACCCGCGCGGGGTCGGTTGCGCGGAGGCGCTCGTAGAAGTCGTCGGTGGTCGATCGGACCATCGCGGTCGCGGAGGGGTTCGCTGGGAAGGTGACGGGCCCAAACTCGAAGAGGCGCGCTTCGGTGATGGTGCGCTCCGGGATCCCCATCGGGTTGTGCTCAGACGCCCCGGGGTCGTCGTTCCACTCGTCCTTCACGACACGCATCCGCATGCTGGACCCGTAGACGCCAGCCTCGAGCCCCGGGAGAAGGTCACGCACGTACGACGTGTCGAACAGCTGGACGGCCCCGATCGCCGTGTCGGCTTCTTCACGCAGGTTCTCGATCGTGCCGAGCACCTTGTTGCCGATCTGCGGATCGAACCCGTGATCGAACAGGGACCGGACCCGCTCTCCCGACTCCTTGATGCTCTTGCGGAACGCGCCCTTGGCTGTGCGCTCGAGGAACCGCCCCTCCCACATCGAGTCGATCTCATACCAGACGCCGAACGGCGAGAAGCGCACCTCCATCACAGGCATCGCGTTCTCGTCGCCAGCGGCACGCACGCTCAGCGGTGCTGCGCGGACGACCTCAAGTTCCGGAATCGGATTCATCATCAGCCTCCTGCTGAGTGGGTGCCGGCGTGCCGGACTTCTGTATCGGCGCTTTGCCCGCCTCGTTCGGAAGGGGGTCCAGATGTTCGATGTCACGCACCTCGTCCGGAACCTTCCATCCGCTGTTGAGAGCGAGAGCGTGCGCCTGGTAGCGCTGCAGCGTGGTTGCTTCGAGCAGTGCGTCGCGGTTGACCTCGACCCACTGCGGGCGCGGAGTGAACGCCGACAGGACTCGCTCGTACCGGCGGATCCACCGGTTCATGGAGAACACGAGCAGGTCCTGACGTCGGTCAACGACGTTCGCGTACGTGATGTTCGAGCCGGAGGTGCCGTACCCCAGGATCTCGGCGTACCCGGGACCATAGATGCGCGCGCACTGCGCTTCGGAGAGCCCCTGTGTCTCAAGGAACTGGGACTCCTCGGGGGTGATCTGGACGTTCTCCCACTTCCACCCCTTGCCGAATACCATCGGCTCGCTCGTGCCCCGCGTCAGCATGACGCGATCCTTCGCAGCCTGCGCCTGATCACCGTCGATGTCGGCGAGCTCGTTGTACAGCAGACCCGACGGGTGCGCCCCGTCGGCGAACCACTGCCGCCCGAACCGTGACGTTGCCAGCGAGACCCCGATCGTGGTGGCGTGCGCCTCGATCGGCGAGAGCCCCCAGAGCTGCCCCGGTACGGGGTTGACACGCCAGTGCACCATCCGCCCGTCATCGAACGGCACCCCGCCGAGCCACCACTTCGTCTTGCCGGCGACGATCACGGCGTTCACGGCATCAGGGCTAAGCAGATCAACAGTCCGGAGACGGCCGGCACTGTCTCGCTCGACCACATCGCCGAATGCGTTTCCGGCGATCAGCCACGACCACAGGAGCCGGTACGCCCAGTCCTCACGGCCTGCACCGTCACCACCCGGATCCTGCAACACAGTCGGCGTGGCGATCTTACGACGCTGCCCCCGCGTCTCGGTGTATACCGAGATCGGAAGTTCAGACACCATCGATGCGATCAGGTCTACGGTGCTGCGAATCGCGATCGACTGCGCCGCGGTCACGCTGTTGACGACAACGTCAGACGACGTGGCGGGGAAGATCCCATGCGGACGGACACTCGTGATCTGCGACCGCGCCTCTTCCGCGGGGGGCGCAGTGATGCGCGGACCGGAGAACAGCCCCATCAGCTCATCCTCCGATCAACCATCAGTAGCACCACTCCGAGCGCGAGCACTCCGAGCGCGAGGTGGAACAGTGCTGCACCGGCGACGACGAGCACTGCGCCAAGGATTCCCGGGATGTATCGGAGCATGTCGCCTCCTCAGTGGATGTTCGCGATGGGGTCGTACTCGTCTTCGGCCTGCGCCGCTTCCAGCCGCCATCCCCACAGCGCGATCGTCGCCGCGACCAGCGGCGATATGTCCGTCGTCGACTTCTTCCGGTCCCACACACGCGCATCCGAGTTGGTCCACGCGGCGCCCGCGATGGCGACGTCAAGCGGCACCTGTCCGGTCTTGCGGTGCCACAGTTTCCGATTCGTGACGCCGTCGTACAGTCCCGCGCAGGCCGCGGCGTACTCGCCGCGCTTCACGATGACAAGTTCGATCCCCGCTTCAGCTAGAGCCGCGTCGAACGTGGCCGCTTGACCGCCCGGGGCGGCGTACACGCGGCGGGGTGCTTTCGGGTTTCGGAGGAACAACTCGACGAGCCACGGCACCACCCAGTGCGGTCCGCTCTCGTGCTTCACGACCTCCATATGGAGCTCTCCAGCGCCGTTCGGGCCCACGGTCGCGACGGCCGCCGAAGAACGGTCGTTGGCCACGTCGAGGGCGAAGGCTCGATCTGCGGCGATCGATGACGTGTCGCTCGCTGAGTGCTCCCACTCCTCGGGCTCCACGACCATTTCCGCGCCGGCAAGCTCAGACGGAATTCCGAGGCGCTCCTGCGCGAACTCGTCTTCCTCCATGGCGTCCCGCTCCGACTGGATGAAGTCCGCACTGATCCGGATCCCGAACGCTGGGTTACCCTGACGCCAGGTCTCACGGTCGTCGTAGTACGCCGCCTTCGAGCCGTACCGTTTCCGCTCCTCTGGGGTGAGCTCGTCCCACGCACGCGCCGACCATTCAGCCGCCGCGAACCTTCCACGCTTCCCAGAAATCGCGCGCAGACGCACCTTCGTGAGCACATCCGAATCGACGTACGGGGCGGAAGATGCGTAGACCAGCTTCGGATTCCCCGCGACAGACTTCGCCGACATCGTCGGCATCAGCGCGGCCATCATCTGCCGACGCAGCTTCAGCGCCTCGTCGAGGTACACCGTGTCCCCGGTAAACCCACGCCCGGAGTTGTTCGAGCGCGCCAGGAACTTCAGCCGGCATCCCGACTTCGTCTCGATCGACTCCTCGCCATCTGCGGTGCGAATGCGGTGGACCATGCGATCCAGAGTCGGCGTCGACTCGATCAGCACCTGGATGCGGAGGAACATCTCCTGCGCGGTCTTGAACTCGTGCGCCGTGTAGATCTGCAGGGGCGTCTCCCAAACGAACAGCCCCGCGAGCTGGTGCCCCTCGATGATCGAACCCTTGCCGTTCTGCCGGTTCGCTTCGATCAGATCCTCGAACGACGCCCACCGACCATCCGACCGTGTGAACGTCAGCAGCTCAGCTGCTGTCTCCTGCCACGGATCGAAATGCAGACCCGCGATCGACGCGAGGTCGATCATCTCGTCGGCATGCTCCCGGGAGAGATCCTCGTCGTACTCCGCCGGGAGCAGGTGGATCCTAGGCTCCTGAACGCCGAGCCTCGCGCTCGGCTCGTGCGGCGGCGAGCTGGTCTGCAAGGGAGACCTCCTTCTTGCCACCGAGCTCCACGATCAGCGCTACCAACTCCTGCCGACGCTTCGACAGCGCCGCAACTTCACGCGGAACGGCAGATTTCATCGCCTCCCGCACCTCAGCGAGGTTGTCACGCGCATCCTGCAGCGGATCAATGTCACCGTCATCCGCTGCGGTGACATCCGCAACGACGTTCAACTGCACCGGAGCCTCATCGGCTCGACGCTTCGCCGCCCGGTCCTCCTTCGCCTTCGCATGCGCCCGAGCACAAGGAAGACAAGGCTTCTCCCCGCCACGCAGATGACGCCGGTACGCCGCCGGCGTCCCACACGGCTGCAGCTTCCGAGGCATGCGGATCACCTCCGCTACGAGCAGGGAATGTCACACCAACACGTGATGTACGCACACAAAAAAACGGAAGGGAGCGCGGTCTTCCGTGGGTGTCGGTGTGCCTAAAAATCGGTGGGTCGGTGCGGGTTGGACTGGTTGATGCTGGTGATCGTGAGGGTGGCGGTGCGGTATGCGCCGGTGGCCACCCCTCGTGCGATGCTTTCGCAGTCTCCACGGTTCTCGTAGCCTTGGCTGCCGTCGGTGGCGATGATGTTCCCGTTGGGTGCGGTCAGGCGCCATGCCCACTTGCCGTCTGATCTGCGGTAGACGTCGAGGTCTGCGCTCATCGTCAGGTCCAATCGGGTGAGGTGATCAGGGCTTGCCGGTTCACGCCTCGGCGTTTGGCGTTGGTGATGTCTGCGCCGCCGGCCATGTTGCAGGGGACGCACTGGGGTCCGTAGTTGCGTGGGTCGTAGGGGGCGCCGCCTGCGTCGACGTCGAGGATGTGTCCGAGGGTCATGTGCTCTCGGTGTCCGCGTGGCTTGGTGGCGTCGAGCATGACGGGGCAGTTGGGTGTGCAGCCGGCTGTGATGCAGCGTTGGAAGCGGCCTCGTGATCGGAGCTCTCGGACGCATGCCTGGTGTTGACGCGTGTGGTGGGTGCGGGCCATCAGTCGTACCCGAGCCAATCACCACAGCAGTCCTCTGCGGCCGATGGCATGCACCAGCGTTTGCCGTAGTCCTCGCAGGCGTATGGTTTCGGGTCGGCTTGGTCGGCGACGATGTCTTCGATGCGGCGGGTCATGCGTCCCCCCGGGAGAGCAGGGCGCAGACGGCGCCGGCCCAGGTGCGTTGCACGGTGATGGTGATGAGGATGCCGGCGATGATCGCGGCGATGGTGCGCATCAGATGGCCTGGGTGCTCATCGTTGAGTTCTCCTGTGTGTGGTGGAGCCGGGGCGGGGGTGGCGTCCCCATGTCGTGCCCCGCCCCGGGGCCCGGCGGCGACAGCGCCGGTGTTGGCCGCCGCTTGGCGCGGCCCATCCTCGAGGCGGCCGGGACCTGGGGGTCGACCGGTCTTGCCCGGGGAAGAGGGTGTGCCCCACCGGTACGTCTGCGACTGCGAGGGCGCTCGTGGTGTGTGTCGCGCGGCCGGTGGGGCCAGTGTCGTCCTGGGCGGCACGATGCCCAGGAACGACCGAAGCCTCCGACCCGGTGTGGGTGGAGGCTTCAGTAGGGTCGGTGACCCCGCAGGTTCACCCTATCGAGACGGGCGGAAATCGGGTTGGTCCGACACGCCGGGGCCTGGTTCCATCCCGCAGACTCCGGATCATGCGATCGTGCGCTTCGACCAGCCCGGCGATGTCATCCGGCGGGCTCCGGATCATTCGATCTGTAGCCGGGTGTGATCTTCTCGGCCAGATCCTCTATCTGTTCGCGGGTGACCGTGACGAGTATCTCGGGGTTGAAGTGATCCCTACTCCCGTCGTAGTGGTCGACCTCGCCGCCGTCCAGGGTGCGCGCGCGGACGGGGTTGTGGTTCGTGCTGATGCGCTCCAACTCGACCACATGCCCGGCCTCTCGGATGGCGGGTACGAGGTATGCGGCGACGAGGGCGTAGAGCAGTTCCTCTGTGTCGAGAGGGGCGTCATCGTCGTAGGTGTCCCACCACCAGTCATCGAGGGCGCCACCGTCACCGAACCCCCATTTGCTGCACAGTGATTCGGCGTCGAGCATGAAGTTAGCCATTGGTCGCCCCTCCCGGATCGGTCGGGTGGTGGGCGCGCACGGGCTGTTCCGTGGTGCCCGCTCCAAATGCCGCGATGAGCGCGGGTGGCAGGAGGTAGGCGAGCCTCTGTGCGATGTTGGTCGAGAGCACTCTGGGGGTCGAGTCGCCGCAGTCGGCGTAGACATCCTCGATTGCCTCACGAATGGGGAAGTCGAGCGCTAGGTGTAGCGCGCCCTCGCCGACAGCCAGGCCCAGGTCATCGCCGTCGTTCCCGTCCAGCGCTCGCGCAAGCCGGTCGGCAACATCGTGTGTTCGTGAATCTCTCATGACCGCCCCCCACCCGTGTGGTTGGTGGGTGGCTCCGGTTCATTCGGTCGGTAGTTCACGCGGAACGCCGCCCAGGACGCCCACGGCACCGGAACGTGCCAGCGCACCAGGGATGCGAGCGCGTAGCGCTCGTGCTTGTCGGTGGCCTGGTGGAACTCACGTAGCAGATCGTCGTATCGGGGTGCGCTGAGTGGCGCCTCTTTGGACCACGGCTTGCTCAATTCGTGCTCCTGTTCGTGTTATTGGTGGGTGACTCCGGATCATTCGGATGTGTGCTCAGGTAGATGCTCATCGGTTTCAGGATCAAATTGGCAGACGCGAGGCGCCCGCCACGAACGTGGGCAATGGCGGCATCCAGATCCTCAGCGCTCTCTTCCGGGTCGGACAGGTCAGAGCGCAGTGGGCCGTCGAGGTACGCGGCCACCTGATCCAGAGAGCCGGTGAACTCGTACGGCGCACCGTCGGCATCCCGGTTGTCCACGTCGCGCAGGGTGATCTCAGCCACAGGTGCACCTTCCAATCGCTCGGAGGCATCCGTGACAGCGAAGCGTGTAGCCGTCCACGTCGTAGATGCCCATGTATGTCTGCCACTTCCCGCACCGACAGCCGGGAAGTGCGCCTCTACGCGACAGCTCAGACGCGAGTGCATCGGTGCTGGCCCCGCTCAGGTCAGGCATCCCGACTCCCATCCGTGTGGTTGGTGGGTGGCTCCGGATCATTCGTTTCCTGAGCTTTAGCTACAACTCGACGCAACATTGCGTGCCCATTCCGCCGCCCGCCAGTCATTACGACCCGCTCTCCGTCGAGGATGCGTAGTCCGACCTCTCGCTGCCACGGCGTCAGGTTGACGCCAAGACCTACCGCGGCGTAGCCAATTGCCGATTCGTGCTCGGCCCGCGATGGGTGCCACGGCTCGATCCGGTACTCGTCGGTCTGGTAGTCGCTATTCAGGCGCTCGGCCCGCTCCTCGCAGTGCGCGAGACTGCCAGACGCGACGATGGTCTCGAAGCCCGTCCGCTTGAGCTTCACAACATGGGTGGGGGTCATGACTCGCTCCTGGTTGTGTGGTGGGTGATGATCCGCCTCGCCTGACCACTGGCCTCGCGTGCCGCATCTTCTGCGATCATCACTCGCTCCTCGAAGGGCACTGTCGGGTAGTGGTCATTCAGTCGGCGCATCAGGTCATCGCGCACGTCGCTCCAGAAATCGCTCATGCCTGGCTCCTGTTCGTGTGGTTGGTGCTCCATTTGTTCGTCCACCAAAGCCCCCGGCTGTAGTGCGCTCCGTCCGGATCGGAGTAGACGTTCTCGGAGTCTTCGCGATGCCCCCTCGGCTTCTCGCACGAGTGGGTGCCGTCGGCATACCCCCTGCCGCACTTCTCGTATTCAGGCATCTCGGCTCCCGTTCCTGTGGTCCGCGTGCGCAGCACAGTCGCTGGTCCCCCAGTGGTCAGCCAGCACATACAGCGCGCCGCTGATGCTCGAATACGCCAAAGCGCTGAACGCGCCACACTCTAGGCAGTGCCATGTGTATGCGTTTGGGGCGATTTTGCGAACCGGCATCACTCGCTCCTGTTCGTGTGATTCGTGCCGCGCTCGATGTCGCCAGCCATAGCCCGCAACCTTTCCGCCGACCGCGTGACCCCGTTGAGCATCACCCGGCTGAGATGCGGAAGCGCAGCTACGCGCATCACATCGTGCATGGCGCACTCATCAGCGGGCGCTTCCCGGGTGATCCGCTCTGCCGCCTCGCGGAAGGCCTCGGCGCGTACGCGGGCACGCTCACCCTCCAACCAGCGGCGAGCGGCGGCCTCAGACTGCACCTGCAACCCGTGCCCCTCGATCGAGACCCGGGAGATGTAGTCAGCGAACGACTCGTCCTCCCGCTGCGGATCCACCACGGGGCGCGGCAACCGGTACCCCCGGATGACCTCTTCGGTGGTGGGCGTGTACTCGTCTGCGGTGCTCATCGTGTGTCCCCCTCTCGGCGGGGCTCACGGCCCCGTATGTGGTTCTGCCACAGCAGGTTCGCCAGCGCGAACCCCAACGCGAACGACGCCAGCGACACCGCGGCGATGCCGAGCACGATCTCGATGCTCATCCCTCGCCCCTCTCATACCCGGCGTCAATGATCGATGCCGCGACGTGCTGGGCGTACACGGCCGGGCCGCGCCATACGCCGTCGCACTTGCAGGCGATACCAGTCGCCTGCGGGTAGCCGTCTGCCCGTGCGGTGTCGATCGGGCTGTGAGATCGCATGATGTCGTAGAGCGTCGGCGGCTCGACGTTTTCGGGCTGGACCGCGGTGCCTCCCCGGCATTCGCGACACTTGCCCTCCGGGCATCCGTGCGCCCCGACCCGGAGCATCTTCTCGGTGCTCATGAACCAGACCCCTCCCCGTACGGGTTCGGCGTGCGGATGGGCCGTCCGCCCGTGATGCTTCCGGCGTAGTCTCGCTTCCCTGTGAAGTAGCCGTCTCGCCACGTTTGAGCGAGCCGTGACTCGACGGCTGATGCTCGCTCCCCCTCCAACCTCTCCAACGCATCCGCGGCATCCCGCATCAGCGACGCGCGAGCCGACGTGCTCCCCTCCGCGAACCCGCGAAGCTCCTCGACCAGTTCCTCGGTGCTCATGAACCAGACCCCTCCTGCTCGTGCATGTACGTCGAGCCAAGCCCGCCGTACGGAATCAGCGGCAGCGACTCATCACGCTCGGTCGCGACATCCACGAGAACCCCGCCCCGGATCGTCGCGAACCTGACCGGCCAGCCCGGGCCGCTGCCAAGCCCTTCCGCCTGGCAATCAAACGGCACCGGCACCGGATCACCGATGTCCCACCGCTCAAGCGACCGCCCGAATGCCTTGGTCTGCCACTCGTCGTTGTTCTTGTCGTGGAAGCTGTCGAACATGCCCATCAGGAATCTCCTCCACCAAAGCCGCGGTTGGGGGTTTCGGCGTACTCGGCCATCGTTACGATCGCCTCATAGCGCCGAAGATCGGACAGAGTCGGATCCGAGTCGTACGACTCGATTTCGCGCGTCCAACCGTCGGGCATCCCGAACACTCGGTCGACATCTGACTGGGTGAGCCCGGCGCGTCGCCGACGCTTGACGAGTGTTGCCCTCGCTTCACGGTCGCGCTTCGCCAGGGCCTTGGCGACGTCCCGCATCTCGATCACGGGCTTAGGCAGGCACCGCAGATCGGCGGACCCCGGGATCATCTCGAAGAGTTCCGTGTCACTCATCCCTCGACCCCCTTCTCCCGACGGCGGGCTTCGACGGTTTTCTGCGCGGCCCGCACGGCTCCCTCCCGGAACCACGTGTGCTTGCTCGACCCGACCCGCAGCGTCGCCGCTGGCGTGAGATCCCCATCGGCCACCCAGCGGCGCAACGTCCGTTCAGTGACATCGACCTTCGCGGCGGCCTCACGGCGCGTCAGCAGCGGGTTGCCCCACTCCGACACCCCGCCGACACGGACCTCCTCCGTGTCTTCCTGGACCTCGACGAATGCTTCCGTGGGGCGTTCGACGTTCCACCGGTACATCGCGTCAGCGATCGACCAGCGCTCCCGGATCCCATCGACAGCCGGGTGCACATCAATGGCCGCCGCTGTGAGGGCGATGATCATCTCTTGGTCGTTCGCGAGCTTCGGGAGCTCGTCGAGGATGACCGAGGCGTTCCCGTGTGCTTCCTCGTAGGCGTCGGCGGCGTCAGCGCCGGCGGGGAGGCCACGGTCGTCCCATCCGCGGTGTTCGAGCATGGATGCCCAGGCGCGGAGGGTCCCGGCGATCGCGTCGCCAGCGTCGATGAGGTCGGCGGGGATCGGGGCCGGCGCCTCGACGTTCCGTGCCGCACCTGTGCCGACCTGGTCGTATGCGCGTGCCTTCGTCGGGTCACCGAGGGAGCGGATGCGGCCGAGGATGTCGGGGGCGTCGGTGATCATGCGGCGGGTGCGGCCGAAGCAGCGATCGCAGATCAGTGAGCCGTCGCGGGTCTCTGCGGGGACGCAGCCGCGGCAGGTGCCGTGCTCGTTGCCGTAGTCGGGGCAGTCAGCGAAGTGCTGGCGTTGCATGCACCCACGGATGCAGACACGGTCACCCATGAAGCACCGCCTCGTTCAGATCGCGGATCTGCGCCGACCAGCGCCCCGCCTCCATGCGTGTCCAAGCACGTCGATCAGGGAACCACCGAGCGATCGTGGACCTGCAGACGCCCACCGTCCGCGCGGCCTCCGCGAACGACGCGCCCTCGTCGAGAAGAGCGAGCGCACGCGCCCGCACATCCCCATCGCGGCGTACCGCCGCCGGGGCCTTGCTCCGCCCAGCTGCATGCCGCCACCGGGTCACCGTCCTCGGATCTACGTGCATGATGTCCGCGATCTCCGCCGCAGAGAGGCCACGGGCGTCGAGCTCGATGAACTGGGCGTGCGTCCCCTCATCCGACGCGAAGCGTCCGCGTGCCCGGAGAGCGTCAGAACGGTTCTCCATCGTCTTCCTCCATCGCCTTCGTGAGCCGGTCCTCGTAGCGCTGCTGAGCGAGCCACCTGTCGTGCTGGCGGCGAGCAGTCCCGCACTTCCCGCAGTCCTCGAAGCGACCGTTGGGATGATCCGGGCAACCGATGGGTGGGGCGTCCAGCAGGCGGGGCCGCGGCGGCAGAGGCGTGCGCTCCTGCTCCTCCCGCCACTCGGCCCACTCCCCCGCGCGTTCCCGGTCCTCGTCCCGCATCCGCTCCCGCGCCCTCGCCCGCGCTCCCCCCACAGCCGCGAAGCTTCGCGAACGTTCGCGAATGGGTGGGTCGGGGCAGTCCGACCAGGCAAGCCGGGCGTCGAGGCCCAACGGTCGGCGAAGTGCGATCCACTCCTCCCCGTCGACCGTGTACATCTCCAGGAAGCCGGACTCCTCGAGCATCAGCAGGTGCTCGATCACCCGCTCCGTCGCGGCCTCCCCCGGGTAGATCGCCGCGGCGATCAACTCCGGGACGAGTTGCCGGCGGCCGAGACCGTCGGTGTGCAGCCACAGACCGAGTGCTGTCGTCTTCGCCTCGTGCGGGGCTCGCAGGTACCCGGGGAACTCGAGATCCCGTGTCGTGATCTTCCTCTGGACGCTCTTCGTCGTTGACACCTTGCTCGTTACCTCTCGCGAATCCCTCAATGCACAGGTCGACGGCGAGCTGCAGGTGGTGCTCGTCGACCTGGAAGCACTCCGACCAGCCGCGGCCCATCAGCAGGAGACCGGTCGCTTCGGTCTCGTTGCGGAAGGCCTGCGGGAACCATCTGCGGAGCGTGCGGAGTGCTTCGCGTTCCCAGGTGGCGTCGGTGCCTCTGGCGAGGATGATGATGTGACCGCCGGTGCGGGTCATCCGGTGGACACGGTTGAACTTCCACGCCCGTCCGACCTTCAGCACGTTGTGCTCGGGCCAGAACACCACGTAGGTCATCGCGAACTCGGGCATGCTCATGCGGGGGTCACCTGCTCCCGGGTGTCGAATCCGGTCAGCCGGAACAGTCGGCCGTCGAGGGCCATGACTGGGGTCTCCATCGCGCGGTGGAGTGTCTTCTCGTGGGTCGAGTCCGGGATGACGATGAGTCCGCGCTCGATGAGGTCGAGGCGGGTGACGCCGTGCGCTTCGGCCTTGGCGCCGTTGCAGAGCGAGCACGCGGCGATCAGGTTCGCGGGGTGGTCGAGTCTGTCACCGGCTCCACCGGATCCTCGGTTCGCGCGGTGGTCGGTGGTCTGCGCCTCACCCGTGCAGACGTTGAGGGCGAGAAGGCAGAACCCGCCGTCTCGTGCGATGATGCGCTTCTTCTGCGCGACGGTGACGGTCACCCGGCCACCCCCTCTAGTGCAGTGAAGTCGAATGCTTGCTGGGAGAGGCGCTTCACAATCAGTTCGCAGTACGCCTCTTCCAGCTCGACGCCGATCGCTTTCCGCCCGAGGTTGCGGGCCGCGATCAGGGTCGATCCGGATCCCGCGAACGGGTCGGCGATCGTCCCCGACGGGCACTTCTCGATGAGCGCTTCCATGAGAGCGACCGGCTTCTGGTGGGGGTGTACTCGACCGTTGGTGCCCATGCTCTGCACTGGTGCGCACGTGATGACGTCGGAGTCGCGCCGTCCGGAGAACCCGGTCCCGAGGACGTACATCTCCTGGTGCGACGGCTTCCACGGGATCGACAGATCCCCCATGCCGAGCGCGCCTTTCGTGTCCCAGATGAGCAGCGCACGCGTCCCAGCCGGGCGCGGTATGCGCCAGGTTCCGAAGATGATGGCGGGGGCGTCGACGCCGTGACGGTTGCGCCACCAATCGACGACAGTGTCGCGGGCGGTCGTGTCCTTGTCGCCGGGGATCGATGCGGCGAGAGTTGTCCGTCGCGATCCGGAGTTGTAGTCGATGCCGTAGGGCACGTCAGAGACCAGGACGTCGGCGCTCAGCCATGCGACCTCTTCGAGCGCGTCTCCGTGGTGGAGCCGCACGTACTCGTCTTCGTAGTACAGGGTCATCGGTGCTCACCCCGGAGGTTGGCGTTCAGCGACCGGAGGATGTCGATGTCCCTGCCGATCATGCGGTCGAAGTCGCGGGCGTACTCCATCTCGAGCCACGCCGTGTCGGCGGCGAGCTGTGCAGCCTTCACGCGATCGTCGGTGGCGTGGGCGAGGTCACGGCGCTCGGTCATGGGCATGCGCGGGTAGGTCTCGAGGAGCTTCTCGGCACCGAGCGCGACGGCGATCTTCAGGTCACGCTCGGCGGCCTTCAGCTTCCGGCGGTACGTGTCGAGCGCGGCGGGAGCGCGACGCGCGACGTCCCGCGCATGCATGAGCGCACCAGCGGCCTGTACCGGCGAGGGGAACAGTGCGAGCAGCTCCTCCTCGCTCATGGCCGAGAGGTTCAACGGCACCAGCGCGGTGTCGGTGCCCGGCACGTACTCCGTGTCATCGACCTCGCCCGTGAGCGGGTTCACGCCAGCCATCAGCGGCGCCCCTTCCTGCGCTGCTTCGCCCGCCGCGCGGCACGGTTGGCCGGCGGCTGGTGGTCCAGCGGTTGAGCCACGCCCGGGCGCTCCGCACCGAAGAACGCGCGGTGCTGGGCGCGCTCCGCGTCGGACAGCTCCGGGGCCTCCGGCGCCCAGGGGTCACCGATGGGGAACGCGGACCCGACGTCTTCCTGCTCGGTGGCAGGCTGAGCCTCTGCGTCGAGGAGACGGCGGCGCTTCTCCCGGAACGCGAGATGCAGGCGCGTCCCCTCGGCGTCCGGGGTGAAGGCTCGGGCGGCACGTGCCCACTTCCCGGCATCCTCAAGGGCCTCCGCGGTCTCGGCCGCCTCGAACTCGGCCATCCAGTCGCGCGGCATCGCCTCGTGCGGCGCTGCTTCGGCGCGCAGCCCGGTGATGACGTCCGCGAACACGACCCGGTATGCGTGGCGCTCCGCCTCCGCACCGAAGATCGACATCGGCTTCCGGCTGCGGGTGTCGCCCCACTCCCGCTCACGGTCCGCGCGCTCCGGGTCCGCCGCGTCTTCGATGATCTCGGAGTAGTCCGCCCACCCGATGATCACCTCGCGTCTGGCCTGCCCGCGGCGGGTGATCAGCACACGTGCGAAGTCGGGGTGCTTCACTTCGTCGTCGGCGATGAAGACGGAGTCCCACTCGCCGCGGCCGACACGGAAGTGCGGCCCCTCGAGTGCTTCGAGCTCGCCCGAAGCGAGCACGGCGGCACGGGCGGTCTCGACGGTGATGGTTCGGGTCTCGGCCTCAGCGGGCATCGGACACCTCCTGGAATCGTAGGGACGGACGGCGGGTGATCTTCGGGTACCGGCGCTTCGCGGCGGCCTCAGCGATGGCGATATCGGCTCGCGCCTTCTGGATCGCGGCGTGCTCGGCGGGCGCGTCGTCCTTCCACGCCTCCTCGTCGATGGAGACGATCTCGGCGACGCTGATCTGGAAGCCGCCGGCCTCCCCCATGCCGACCGTTCCGAACCGCTCAACGTGCGGCATGTCAGCGGCGGCCTTCTTCAGCGCCGCGGCCGCGGCCTTCTCGCGCTTCGAGAGCGCCTCGAGCTCTCGCTTGATCGGCGCCCACTCATCGAGTGCGGTAGCGAGGCCGTCGGGGAGGTCGTCGACCTCGGGGCATCCGTCGTTGCGCCACGAGATGAACGCGCCAGCGCGGTCCACGAGCCACTCGATCATCTCCTCGTCGCGCTCGACTCTGATCCACGTCGCGCCGGCGGCCGGGGGCTGGTCGTCCTCGTCGCGGACCTCGAAGGCGTACAGCGCGTAGTCCGCGCCGACGACGTGCATCTGCCACTGCAACTGGGCGCGGTGATCAGCGGGGATCGTGTCGTGCTCCCAGCCGAACGCGTGCGACTTCACCTCCACGACGACGAGGTTTCCGTCCTCGTCGGTGCCGATACCGTCGGGGGTGGCGCGGTGCAGCGGGTTCTCCGCCGCGGCCCACAACGCCGAGTTGGGCTCAACACCGGGCAGATGGTCGAGTGCCTCGTCGAGAAGCACCGCCTCGCGCGCCTGGCCGGCGCGTGTGTACGCGTTGCCATGGAACTTCGAGCCGTTCATCTTCCGCTCCGCGATCGCCTGGCGTGCCTTGAGTCCGCCGCGCGCGACCGCCAGCGCCTCCGACGCGGTGACGCCTTCGCCGCGCTCCGCCGACCACAGCTCGCGGGGCGCGTCGCCTGGGACGATGATGTGTCCGATGTTCATGCCGCCCCCTTTCGCGGAAGGTTCCGATGAGTGGTCGCCCACGTCCGCTTCGTCATGGTGTTGAGCGCCATGAGGCGGACAGGGTTCAGTCCGCTGGGCATGACCGCGATGACCTGCCAGCGAATCTTCCCGACGGTGAGCGCGTCGCCGGCTTCCCACCTGCTCACTCGTTGCTCGCTTCGTCGAAGCTGATGCCGGACGCGGTGCGGAGGTCGTTCGCGGCCTTCGTGAACTGGTCGCCCACACCGAAGTCGAAGTCGAGGGTGGCGTCGTCCACACGCTCGGCGCGGACGCGGCTCATCAC